CAAACTTAAGTCAATCACAATGTGTATTTCAAGGTTTGACGAAGAGACTAGAAATAGTATCCTCGACCTCTACTCCAAGATTGATGCTGGAGTAGACTTGAATGCAGAAAACTCTATTGACGAATCAACCTCTTCAGAGTATAATGACTAGTATGTTCGGTAAAAAGATTAAAACAATAGATTACAAATATAACGAGGACAAATCCCTAAAAGAATTGTCCTCTTATATCGATAATACCTATGACCAACATTACAGCTTAAACAAATACCAATCCACTGAATTTATAATTGACAGTGGACATGGTGAAGGTTTTTGTATCGGGAACATAATGAAGTATGCTCAACGATACGGTAAAAAAGGAGGCAAGAACAGGGCAGACCTATTAAAGGTTTTACATTATGCTTTGTTTATGCTTCATGTTCACGATAAACAGGAGACTAATAGTGATGAAAATAAGTAATGACACGAGAAATGTCTTAAAAAATTTCTCAACAATTAACCAAGGAATTAGGGTTAAAACAGGAAACAAGTTGGAGACAATCTCTAACATGAAAAATATTCTTGCAGTTGCAACGATAACCGAAGACTTTCCACAAGACTTCAGTATCTACAATCTGCCAGAGTTCTTAGGTGCAACTTCTTTATTAGAAGACCCCGAGTTTGAATTTAATGATTCATCATTATCTATAACAGATAATCATTCTGCAATGAACTATTTCTTTGCAAGTGAAGGTATGGTTACTGCACCCGATAAAATGATTACAATGCCAGAATCTGAAATAACATTCAGTCTATCCTCTACACTTCTAACAGACCTCAACAAGGCCGCAAGTGTATTAGGTGTTAATGATTTAATTCTTAAGTCAGACGGTACTACGATAACACTGGAAGTGACTGATAAGAAAAACACTACTTCAAATACATTCTCAAGAATTGTTGGAGAAGGTGACGGAACAAAATATGTAATGAACTTTAAGATTGAGAACTTAAAAGTCTTAGAAGGAAACTATGAAGTTTCAGTATCTAGTAAAGGGATATCACATTTTAATAATAAAGATATAGACTTAGAGTACTTTATTGCATTGGAACCCGATTCAAAGTATGGTATTTAGACTAAATACATTTAGTGTGAATATTGTGCCAGTCTCTGCAATATACACGGGAGTAGTCCATACTCATCAAAGGGTGGATTACACTGTAAACTCGGTGGGGGGTTTGCTCTTATTATGAAACAAGAATTTTTATATGTGGAAAAGTATCGTCCACAAACAATAAACGATACGATATTACCTACAAGAATTAAACAAACATTTAATGACTTCTTAGAGTCGGGTGAGATTCCCAATTTAATGTTATGTGGTTCTGCAGGAATAGGTAAGACAACAGTTGCAAAGGCATTATGTAATGAACTGGGTGCAGACTATATTGTAATCAATGGGTCAGACGAAGGAAGACTTATTGATACACTTAGAACTAAAATCAAAAACTTTGCAAGTACTGTTTCACTAAGTGGTGGCCCGAAGGTTGTTATACTAGACGAGGCAGATTACATTTCTGCAGACAGTGTCCAACCTGCATTAAGAAACTTCATAGAAGAGTTCTCTGCAAACTGTAGATTTATATTTACTTGTAATTACAAGAATAGAATCATACCACCATTACATTCAAGAACAACTGTTATTGACTTTACAATGACACCCGATGATAGACAAAGACTTGCAGGTATTTTTTTAACGAGACTTATGGAAATATGTGATACTGAAAATATTAAGTATGACCAAAAAGTTTTAGTAGAATTAATCTTAAAGTTCTTTCCCGACTTCAGAAGGTGTCTGAATGAAGTTCAGCGATATGGTGTTGGTGGAGAAATTGATACAGGACTTCTTTCTACTTTAAATGAAGAAAAACTAACACCTCTTGTTGATATGCTTGCAGATAAGAATTGGGGTGGAATGAGAAAGTGGGTCGGTCAAAATTCTGATAACGACTTCAATACACTATTCAGAAAATTATTTGATACACTTGAACAAAGATTAGAACCAAGTTCTATTCCAGCATGTGTATTGTTAATTGCAGACTATCAATACAAATCTGCATTTGCAATGGACTCAGAGATTAACTTCACTGCATGTCTAACCGAAATTATGTCGGAGTGTAAATTCAAAAATGGGTAAACTAAGACAGTGGCTAAGAATGTGGTTTGACTCACAAGTAGAGAAATCAATGCAAAGAAAATCAAACAAAATGTTTGCAAAACACAGCGTAGAATATAGAGATGGAGATAACACATGACACAATATGATGATACAGTAGAAAAACAAAGAATTTTACTAGAAGCAGAAGATTGGGCAAAAGGTGTTAAGTCCATACATGCACATTCTATAGACTCTATGCACTATGACACAAGACCCGAAGACACTGAGAAGGGGTCTAGGAACGTCTTAGACGTTGAATACAACGATTGTTCGGTAAAACGGACTCTAGATAACAATGAGATTGTGATGTTTGGTCATGCTCTTAGTGGTCAAGACCTTATAGACGCATTTGTAAAATCTACATAATGTCTAAAACAAATCCCTTTGATTTTGTAAAATCCGTTTCTTCTGATAAGAAGAATATTATGGTTGACGAAATCGAAGAGAAAGCATATGCACCATTTCTAACCAACAAGGCTTTATCTTATCACCAAGATTCAGTCTTTTTTTCTAATGAAATGAACATCAGGCACGGTACGGAAAACCGTCTTCAATACCTTTTTTTCCTAAATACTTTAAGGAAAAGACAAAGGTTCTCTAAATGGCAAAAACCATATACGAGTAAAAAACTTGATGTCATAAAACAATACTACGATATAAGTACAAAAGAAGCCAAAGACTACATGAGTATTTTATCAGATAGTGATGTCCGAAACATGAAAAAAAGAATGAAAACTGGTGGAAAAGATAATGAATGACCAAGACCAATTAGTCGAAAAGTTAGTTGAAGTGACCTTCGCAGAACGAGACGACTTCCTAAAAATAAGAGAAACCCTATCAAGAATCGGTATTGCCTCAAGACGTGAGCAAGAATTATTTCAATCATGTCACATATTACACAAAAGAGGTAAATACTACATAGTCCATTTTAAAGAGTTATTCCAGTTAGACGGTAAACCGACAACTATAGAAGAGAGTGACTTGGGTAGAAGAAACACCATATGCAATCTTTTACAACAATGGAAACTATTAACTGTTGTAGTGCCAACTACAATAGAAACCCCTACAGTACCCTTATCACAAGTTAAAATCATACCATACAAAGAGAAGAAGGACTGGAAATTAACCACTAAATACTCAATTGGTAGTACAAATACCTAAATATAAGGTTAAATAACATCAAAGGAGATTTATATGTTTTCAGGCATTATAGACTTTGTTATGGGAATTTGGAATTTATTAATGATTGTTCCGATTGTAATATCAATCTGTTCAGTCATAGTAGCAATTACACCAACACCAGCCGACGATAAGGTATGGGCTAAGGTGTATAAATACTTAGAAATCTTGGCGCTTGCCGTAGGCAAAGCAAAAGATAAAAATCCATTATTGGATAAATAAATAGGAGAAAATTATGGAATACGCAATACTAGTAATAGTTGGACTTGTAGTTCTTATCTACTTTCTTAACGGGAAGGGCGAAAAGGTTGCAAGTAACACTACAGTTTCCAAACCTAAATCAGATGTTCCTACTACTGCACAACTTAAGAAGTTGACAAAAAATCAACTTTTTGACCTTGCAGAGAAGAAACAGATTAAGGTTAAGAAATCTGGCACTAAAGCTGAAGTGATAAAACAGATATCATCTGTTAAGTAACTTTAAATAATAGTTCGTAAAGGGGTGCAGAAATGCACCCTTTTTTTATATAAATAAGGGTATGGAAGCAATATTTGATTTGATAGGTGATGTGGGTGTTCCAATTGCAATGGCATTGGTCATGGGTGTATTCATCTTTCTTATAATCAGACAAATCATGGAAGGGATAGTAGATAGTATCAAAACCCTAACAATGTTTTGCGAATCTTTAGAGAATCGTGCAAGAACAATGTCAAATGAAATGATTAAGATTGACATGTTAGTGTCAAGTGCTTTAGAACTAAGGCCTGATATAGAGAGAGTTGCAAGAGCAGAAAACTTTATAGAAGATGGTAAACTTGATGTGAGGAGGGACTAATGGAACAAGAAGTCCCAATGATTGTAGAATTAATCACTGATTATGGGTTTCCAGTTGTTATGATGGTCGGACTAGGTTATTTTGTGTACTTTGTGTGGAACTTTATTAGTGAACACATAGACCCCGAAATAGAGAAAATGCATTTTGCATTGATTAGAGTCATAGACCAAACTAGAATGTTAGACCAAGATTTAATTAGATTAAAAGAAAAGGTTGATGTTGTTTTAGAATACCGTGAAAATGAGAAAAAGAAAACTACTAAAAGGTAGTTATGATTTATACATAACTAACGCTTGTAATTTACACTGCACTGGTTGTAGTGTTTTAGATTATGGTGGAGATTATGATACTAAGGGTAAGATAACAATACCCTACTTAAAGTTAAATGATGTTAAAGACATTATTGAAAACTTTAACAGATTAGATTTATGTGTTGAAGAACTTAAAGTTCTAGGTGGAGAACCTACAACACACAAGGAACTCAAAGAAATTACAGAGTACCTTAGAGAGAATAAAGAGTGTTATGAAACACTAACCATTGTGACCAATGGATTAAACATAACTAATGAGATTATAGATATTCTCAAAAGTTATGACAGAATTATTATATCAGTTTATAAACAATTAGGTGATATAAGAGATACAATGAGACTAAGTGGACTGGAAGACCGAATATCTACAAATACAAAAGTAGATTATTGGGAACAAGATTCATTTGTTCGTTTTGGTGAGAAGATAGATGGTATAGATTATAGTATTTGGGACAATTGGAATAATTGTTATCAAAAAAATAGTTGTAAATCATTATCAAAAGAAGGTGTATATCGTTGCACCATTACTATGAACGAAAGGATTGAAGGTGTTGATTGGTCTAATGCAAAAGATATTGATAATTATGTACATAGTGACGAACCTTTAGATAGGTGTGAGACATGTTATTGGCCAGGTAAACAAGAAACATGGTCAAGTAATAAATGGAAGACTGATATTAGGAACTTTGATAAGGGAATTAATATCATAGAAACGGTAAATGTATATGAAAAAGATATTATTAATACTACTATTCTCGACCAGTGTTAGTGCTGACGAAATAGTTCACAAATTTAAAAGTCCTTCCTTCAGTGGAATAGGACAGAGTTCTCATTATCTTACCATTGAGAACCAAGAGAAATCAAGACGTGATAAGATAGCACAAGACATAGAAGATAGAATTGCAAAAGCAGAAAGGGATGCAGATAATACCACTCTTGCCAAATTTTTAAGAAACGTAGAAAGTAGAATTTATGCTCAGATAGCAAAACAGTTAGTAGAAAATATGTTCTCTAACGGAGAAGCTGCAGACTATGGTGTCTTCTCTATTGAAGGTAATACAGTAACATACGAAAAATTAGTTGGAGAAGATGGTGCAGAATTCATCAGACTAACAATCGTTTCAAGTGATGGGACAACAACAACTTTAGATATACCAGTAGGAACTGGAAGTTTCTAAATGAAGTCTTTTTTATCAGTAGGACTTGCAGTTTTACTTGTGAGTAGTTGTGCAAGTGTTCCTACTATGAATAGGGATTCGAGTAATTGTGACCCAAGAGTTGTTGACGTTAAGACTGCAGTAGAAAAAGTAATACCGTTTACTTGTGTTGAAAATGCAGAGGTTGTGAAGATACCAACCTACCAAGAACTTGCAGACTTACCACCTGCTAAATTAATGCCAATTGTTGCAGTATATGGGTTCTTAGATAAGACAGGACAAAGGAAGAGAATGGACGGAGTTGCATCATTCTCAACTGCAGTTACCCAAGGTGCAGAAGCATTCTTGATTGATGCACTTAAGACTGCAGGAAGTGGTAAATGGTTTAGAGTAGTAGAAAGAACAAATTTAGATGCACTTGTAAGAGAGAGACAAATCATACGAAGTGCAAGAGAAGACTTTGCAAATCAAGAAGGTAATGAAGATTCCCCAACAGGAAT